TTGCCATAAATTTACCTTAATTCCTATGTTTACTTGGTTTTACTAAATAAATCAAGAGGAGGCATGATAACATTTACGTCTTGTGCCATCTCTTCTGGCTTATAACCCTTTGCTTCCCAGTCTTTTCTTTCCTTAAAAAGCTCACCAGTTTTAAGGTGTCTATAAGTTGTCTCTACTTTTGCTTGTTTTATTTCCATTAGTCTATTTTCTCCTTTTTAATGTTTAAAAAACTAACTCCATAATCAAAGGAATCTGTACTGCTTGACTGTATAGTAAATGCTGACCCACCCTCTACGATTAGGGGTTGAGTTAATAGTTCTTTTGTTGTGTTAGCTGTTAACTGTGCAGATTTTATAGCTGTAATACTATTGTTTGTGACTGTTACTGTAGGTGTACCAGCAGAAGTAACTAATATTGATTTAATAATTATAGTTTCATTTACACCTGGACTACCTGCTGCAAAAACAGTTAATGCATTTCCTGTAGTATCATTATCTTTTCCGACAAATTTATATTGGTTTACTACTGCCATTATTCTAAAAAGAAACTTTTAGCTTCTATCTCTTGTTTTACTTCTTGTTGAAAAGAAGTGTTTAATTTTGTAATTACTGCATCCAGATCCCTGATCAACGATTGTAAATTAGTTTGATTGTATTCTGGTTCAGCTCTAGTTAATGATTGTACAATTTTTGCCATTATAATATACTTGCTAGTCCTCCGTTTTTAAAATTAACACCTGCAGTAAACATTGTGTTATCAAAATCAGTGTTTACACCATAGTTAATTCCATTAATATTATTGTTATAAGCTATGTTTTGTACTTGCATATCTGGACTTATGTTTGCATTAAAATTACCTGCTGTTAAATTAGTTCCTGTAATACCTTGATCTGTAAAATTAGTATTATAACCAATTGGACCAAATTCCCCTGTTACATTTCCTTCTACTGTAAGATCATCATTATCTACAAGATTCTTAAAACCAATTTTACTATATAAAGAAGCGTAATTTTTAGGGTCTGTGTAATCAACTGTAAGGTTAGGGTTTTTAGTTATAAAATTTGTTGTTACAACTCTGTTGTCATTAGAAACAGGAGGTTTATTATTACCACCATAACTTTGTTCTCTATCAGATCTGTTTTGTGAAGAATCATAAGATCCTACGGAGTCTGCACCATATTGTGATTCAGCATCTGTTCTACCACCTACTTTAAAATTTACTCTACCACCATAAAAGTATCCGGCTCTACCACCTTTAGCGTAAAAATCTGTTTTTTCTGCAGCTTCGTTATAACCGCCTCGAGTTGCACCACCATATGTGTCACCACCTTTGGTAGTTACATTACCGCCTCTGCCGCCAGGAGTTTGGCCGTCGCTACCCATATCTCCACTAGCAATGTTTCGATATGACGGTCCTCCCGCAGTTCTAGCATTTTGTGCAGCTTTTAAATTTGCAGCATCTATTTCTTTTTGTAATTCTATTTCTTTTTGTTTTTTTCTTTTATTAAGAAATCTACCGACGATAGTATTCTTTTTATTTTTTTCTTTTTCGTCTTCTTCAAAATCGTAAATCTTATCTGTTCTTTTCTGTGCATCTAAGAAATCTGCTTTAGCTGCTTCAAGAGCTGCTATTCTTGCACCTTTATTTTCATCAGACATTTTTTCTCTTGCCATTGCAATTCTATCATCAAAAGTTTTTGCAGTCATTTTACTAGCATTATAACCTGACATTATGTTACCAGCTGTATCGTAAGCACCCTCACCTTGAACAATCCTTCCAATGTTATCAACCATTACACCTTTACCAGATAATTGATTTTCTAGTATTGATCTTCTGTTAACTGGAAGAAAAGGACTTATTTGATCTCCTAAAAATCTTGCACCTCTCACAAAACTTCCAGCATATGGAATTAAGTTCATAAGACCTTCTAGTTTTGATGGCGGTGGTTCATAAAATTGTCCTCCTGTATCACCTCGAGCAAGAGTTGCTGGGTCACCTGTCATAGTAAAATTAGATAAGGGGTCTTTTGCATTAGCCCCAAAAGTATCTTGATAGTATGCCTCATAATTAGGTCTAGGATCATACTCTCGATTGACGATTGAATTTGGATCTGGATTATAAACACTAAAATCGTTTCCACCGCCGCCAGTAAAAGCATTAGTTGCAACAATACCTGAATTAGTTACTGGTTCCTGATCCTCGGGTAACTCAAAAGGATTTAATAAATATTGTTGTTGTGGAATGTATTTAAGACCTGCGTCTCGTATCTCTTGGTCAGTAGCCATTATCTTCTTCCTCCCGGGTGTATATCTAATCTAAATGTTCCTAGTTTCCAATCTTGTGAAGCACCTGTGTTTGCAACTTCTAATGCAATCTGTCGTGCTCTTACTCTGACATCTTTTTTAGTTGTAGTAGAATCACATGTAAAGCTCGTAGTAGTCTCACTACTGTTTGGGTATAATCTTGTTTTAAATTTAACTGAAGTATTACCTGTCTGACTAATAAAATCTGGTATAAATCTACTAATTCTCATAATGTATTCACCGTCTCCTCTAATATCAGGCATCCCTACAGTTTGTCCTGTGTTACTTCTACGTTGGGTAATGTCAAAATCACCAGAAGTAATAGTTCCTATAACCGCAGTCACTGCTCCTCCTGCATTAATTTGATCAGTCCCTATTTCCTGATTATAGTATATCGTACTTCCGTCCGTATTACCAATAACATCTGAAGATGTATTGTCTGATGGGTTGTAATATGTTGCGTGTGGTTTATCAAATACTGCAGAATCTTGCCACGCGGCTCTAGGTAGAGTTCCTGTTGTCCATATAGGACGCTTAGGTGATGAGTCTAGATAGTTATAAGTAACTACCCTGTTAATTTGATCTGATGCTTCTGTGCAATAAAACCAACTTACTTCACCAAAAAGGTTATTTAAACCTGCATTAATAAGGTCTCTAGATGTAGCGTTTATATCATCGTAGACGTGGTCTTCTACAAGACAAGGCATCGATTTTAACTGACCATCGTAAGTAAAGAAACCATTTTCTGACATCCAATAAGCCGTACCATCAACCTCAATACAAGCATTTTTACCAAACAATCCACAGTTAGTACCCACCTGTTCAAATGCAAATACAAAATCTCCACCTACAAATTTCATTAAAAATAATGCAGTATCGGTCCATACATAAATTGCATCCCTACCTTTGATAGCACCCATAATTTTAGAACCATCAGCAAATCTTTGGGTACCGGAATTGTTTTCTGCTTTTACTGTATAAGCGTCTGTGCCATCAATATTTTCTTGATCTGAAAAACGTAAAAACATATCATCCTGAGTAGTAGGATTTCCTATTGTAGTTTCTGTACCAAAAAATACTAAATGTCTATCAGGAGTTGATACCAATACGTGACGTGATGCAGTCGGTGCATTAGCAAGTAATGTAGCTCTATTATTAACAGCTCCTGCTGCTGAAGCATCCCATTCAAAACATTTTCCATTGTAAATAAGTGCAATTAATTTTGTACCATAGTTGTCAAGAACCCATAAACCAGGGTCAATTGTAAAGTCAGAGGAAGCTGGATCACCCCAACCAGAAAAACCAGCAATATCTGTGACCGTAACACCACCACTGTGAGTAGCTTTTGTAGTTCCGTTTACACCTCTAGCACCACCACTCAAAGTATTTGTTGCTGTATTGTTTGATGTATAGCTAATATCTTCTGTACCAATTCTTATTTCACCAGTTGATGGAAATGCTGCAGAGTTTGTCAATACAATATCGGTTGTAGTTAAATCTGTTATAGCTGTAGCTAAAGTTGTTGTAGCAGGACCTAGTGATGTTCCGCCATACAGACCAGCACCCCAACCAAAACCACCAATTTGTTGAGCAGGACCTACTGTATAATAACAAAGTATAGAAGTACTATTCCCATCACTTGTAGTCAAAGGTGTTCCTGACTCTTGCGCAGCCATTGTAATTGTAAAAGTTGATGTAGTTGGAACTGATGTGACCATATATTTTATGTCTTCAAATGTAGCATCATTATACGTAGATCCTACGGCAGTTACTCCGCTTACTGAATCAAACATAACAATATCGTCTTCAATTAATCCATGAGACCCTGTGCATGTGACCGTAACTGTTGTTGATGATGAGGTGCTTGTAAATTTTGCACCTGTTAAAGTAGTTCTTATAGGGTGTATATCATAGTATATACCTCCAGAGTACACATATAAAATTCTATTGGTTCCAAGTGCTGCATATTTAATACCAGCATTATCATCCCAATGATGAATAGCTCTAGCTGCACCTGTTAATTTATCTTGTCCTAACTGTTGCCAGCCACCTATTTTTTCTGGAGAACCGTATCTAAAACGAACATTATCACCATCAAACCATTGTCCCTCGGCCCCGGTCTCTGTGACTTGTTTGTTGAACCCTGGTGCAAAACCTAATTTTTGTAACATATAACCTCATTATAATACTATTTAAAACCTGATGGTAGACCCAACATAGGTCTGCCGTCAAATCTATTTTTGTCAGCAAATGGGCCATTTACATGATTATAATGTAGAAATACTTGACCGCATATGTTCCCGTCAAAAGGCTCTCGCCAATGTTCGAGTTCACAGCCACTATATACTAACATATCCCCTACTTCAAGCAAGACTTTAGTACCTGCTGGAGCGTTTGGTTTGTGTATATTCTTGTATTCATCTATAACATTATCAGAACCAGTACCATCTATAAATATAGGCCAAGGGTCACCACCTAAATTAAGTGTGCATGATATCTCACAACTAGGTCTATCTTTATGTCTTTTAAGTTCATCACCTTTTTTATATGCTCTTGCATAAGAGTATGTAGGTATCAAATCTAGTCCTGTGTGTTGTTTCATAACAGGCAACATTTTAACAAGTAAAGTATCCATTACAAAATCACCGTAACAAGAGAATGTATTTGGTATTTGTTGATCAATCCATGTTCCAAGAATCGGGGATTGTGCATGTATGTTGTTTTGATACATGTATCTAACAGCATCTTTTTTAAGTAAGAAATAATTAAGAATAAAGTTAGCTAACTCATAAGATGTAGCTTTTTTAATTACTTGATATTTTTGTTGTTTAAATGTCATAGAAACATACCTTTCTGTAAAAAATTAAATGAAACTGATATTCTTATATCATTAGATTGGTTAGGATCAACACAATGCATTAACCAAGATGGAAACATAATACATCTTCCAGCTTTAGGTTCATAATTTGTTTCTCTAAATAGTCTTGGAGGCACTGGACCTTTTTTCTGATTTGGTCTAACCATTGCAGCTGGTGATCTTGGATCATCTATTTTTAAATGACCACAATTCTTAGGTGCTTTAATATAATATACACCTGACCATAATGAGTTTGGATGTTGATGTGCTCTATTCATTCCACCTGGTGGATTGATGTTAGCCCACATATTACCAAGTATAGGCTCACTATCTAAATATTCTTGATCATAAATTGTTTTTTGACAAGCATATAACATATCAACAAGTTTTGCATACTCAGGTAATTCATGCATGTTTGTAGTTGAATGCCAACCTTGAACATTGGTTCTTGTTACACCCTTATCTCTATTAGACCAAGCAACAATATCTCTTTCAAGTTCTTGATTTAAAGTTGGGTGCTCTATATCTGCAATATAGATAGGTGTTGGAAAATGTAAATCTCTATGCATTATTTAAATGGTGTTCCTCCAAACCACATAACTAATGATTGTCTTCTACCACGTGTTACAGGTTTTACTCTATGTCTTATAAATGATGCAAAAAATATTGCATGACCTTGTTTTAGTTTAGCAACTTTACCTTCAGTCATTAATTCTAAATCTCCTCCTTCAAACTCTGATTCAGGAGATAACAAACAAGTCATAGATATTTTTCTAACAGGTGGCTCGTGTGCACAGTTTACATCATTATCTACATGCCATTCATAAAACCCACCTTCTGGATATTCAGTATACTGTGCCATTTCATTTATTGTCATTCCATCAAAACCAAAATGATTACCATTTGTAGTTTTCATAATTTTATTTAAATCTTTGTACATTCCATCCATTTTAGAAAATGGTATCCAACTAATATGTGAAGTTCTAGTTTCAGTATCTAACACACCACCTCTAATACCTTGCTTGTTTCCAACCTGTGCGTCGTTTCTAGGCTCTGCACGTCCTGCAGCAATAATCATTTTACATTGTTCAGGTGTAAAGATAGGTTTTGTGGTTTCTACTATATAAGATTTCCATCGTGGTTCTGTTATCATATTAATATCCGTATTCTACCCATCCTGTTATTATATATTTATCATTCGATAAAGGTGGGTTGCCTCTATGAATGTGTGTAAATTGTGAAGGCCAAACCAACAATGTATTTTTCTCAGGTTTAAAACGACACTTTTGATATAAAAATTCTGTCTCTCCACCCTCGTTCACATCATTAAGATAAACCATAAAAGCTAGTATTCTATTTCTTGCTTTCATTTCTGCATTCTCACAATGCCAAGAATGATAACCTTCACCAACTTTAGTCTTTTGTATTTTAACTTCTAGTATGTTGTGTGTTGCAAGTTTTTTAAGATAAGAATATTTTTGAACGTATAAAGGATATACTTCTTTAAAAAACATATCTATAAAAGGTTTGTTGTTATAAGTCATTGCAACATTAGTATCTCTTATAGTATCAATTGCATTATCTGATACCAACATCTCATCTTCTCGTCTTGGATATACTGCACCTTGTTGTTCACACTTATTAAAATAATTTGTATAATCATCTATTAATTTATTAGGCATAAAATTTTTAAATAACCCTATGTGATTATCTATATAATATTGTTTATCCATTAGTTAGCCCCTCTATTTCTAACAGGATCAAAATCTACATCACAGTTTGCAGCAAGAGTTCGTCTTGTCTCATCGGTTCCATTAAATGGATATACACAGTGTCTCATATCATAGGGAAAGATATAAAAGTCTCTAAGGTCCATGGGTGGTTGATAATCTATCTTAGCAAACTGACCATTGGATGCCCCTAATATTTGCAGTCTACCATTCTGTTGTATGTGCCCTGCTGAATATTCTTTACCATATGTTGATGGTAGTTTTAAAATCATTACACTAGATAAACCTGTATACAACATTCCTCTATGAATGTGAGCTGGATTGTATTCATGCTGTTTCATTTCATTAACCCATATAGAATTTAAATGAGTTTTATAATCTCGTATAGCATTAAAATTTAAATAATGATTAAACACTTGCATAAAATAATCTGTTACATTTTTAGGCAGAACGTTATGGTTCTTCATCTTTGTTTGATCTTTACCATGATAAAATAAAGAATGTTCTTTTTCTATTTTACCAACTAACTGTCCGTTAGCGGGTGCAAGACCATTATAGTTTTGTTCATAGATTTGATTAATAGACATAAAAATATCCAATGGCACTTCGTATTTAATAATACACTGACCTAAAAATATTGGTTTAAAATTTAATGTGTCCATATAATTTTCTTATACTTTCTGGAATCCTTTCAATGTAAGGATTATATACTTTTCTAACAGGTCCATCAAATAGTTTATGCAAATTATTACCAACTATTCTGTCATCATAAGATAAACCATTAACACTTACCTGATCTAAATCACTAAACCTATGATTAAAATAAGGTTCATCTAAAAATTGATATATTTTTCTAAACTCTTGTTCAGGGTTTGTAACTATGTCATCATATTTTACATAATGACAAATACCTGGATAATTAAAACTATTTTTTATAGCTTCTAACTCTTTTGCAACAGCACCTTTATTATTCATTATCATCATTAATTTTTCTTCATCGGTATTTAAATTATATCGATTAGGAAATGCATCGGGGTTTTTTGTATACCATTGCATATAACTAGCAAGTACGTCCATTAGATCTCTTAGTATTACAATACATTTAAAACCATGTTTAAAATGTTTTTGCATTAATTGAAAATTACTTTCTGTCATTACAGGTCCACGGTCAATGATTATTCTTTGTGGCCAATGTTGATAGTAGTTATTAAATATATTATTTAACACATTATCTAATGATCTGTGATCAGGATAATTTTGAAAGACATCAGTTTGTTTAAGTAAAAATAAATCTTTCATTATCTCTAATGTTAAAGAGTTAGCAGTAGCTGCTATGTCTTTATTTTGATTTATAATACTCGCAAACAAAGTATTACCAGATCTAGGTTGTGCGACTAAAAAAAATAACTTACGGGTAGTCCGTTGTTGGTTTGTCATTTTGAGTTAGCTGTTCTTTCTTTTCTGTATTGTTTTCTAATTCACCTGATTTTTTAATTCTTTGTAATGATTGTAATTGACCTATTACATTAAACACTTCATTTTGATCAGAGTGTTCATTTAAAGTTTTAGCTTTTTCGTGGTATTGTCTACCATAAGACTCTAACTGATGTTGGTTAACATCTTTATCATTAAATGATCCATCATTAAATTCTTTTTTCAATTTAGACCACATTTTAATTTCTCTCATTCTATGTTTTGCAACTTTTTCCATAGACGCTTTACCAAATCTAGCTTCGTCTAAATCTATTTGATATTTAGTTCTTTTGTATTCATCTTCTTCTTTATCTATTTTCTTTTCTAACCAAGTTATCTTTGCTTCGTTTCTTCTATAATCAAACGATAAAGTCATTAGGTTATCTAAGTATGATGATTGTTCTCTTACACACTGCCAATATTTTGCAGCTTTAGTTGGATATCTATTGTCCTGTAATACAGAAAACCTTGCTTCTGTTTCTGTTCGAAACATTTGTTTTTTAGTCCAAGTATCACGAAGCTCGTCCACCATACCTTTAAAATCGGTAAGGTCTTGTTGTTCCAATAAATTATTTAAATGAGTTTCTTCTTTTTGTATAATATCTTTAACGTCTTTTTTATCTGTCATTTCTTTATCCTTTATAGTTTTCTCTTATATATATTATCTAAAATATATTACAAGTCTTATGAAGTAGAAAATGTAACTGTTGCTGGACCAGAAGAAAATTCTTCTGTTGCGTTTGTTGCAGGATCACCACCAGCACCTAACGCTAGAGTATTAGTTCCCATTCCTGCCAAACCAGCCCTGCCAGTACTCAGATCTCCTGTCTCAGTCCAGTTAGTTCCATTCCAAGTTTCTGTTAACTGTCCAGCTGTTGGCGCACCATCAGCCGTACCACCAAAAGCTAAAGCTGCTGTAGAAACTCCAGCGCCTGCTAAAGAACGTTTTGACTGATTTAAATCATTTACTTCAGTCCAATTAGTTCCATTCCATAATTCTGTTAATGCTAGTCCTGCTGGAGAAGGAGTATGATTTCCACCAAATGCCAATGCAGCTGTATTAACATTACTTGCTCCTGCTAAATTATTTCTCCCATAATTTAAATCATTAACTTCAGTCCAGTTAGTTCCATTCCAAGATTCTGTTAATGCAAAAAATTCTGATGTTGGAGGTCCTCCACTATCTTGATATCCACCAAAACCTAAAGCTGATGTTTGAATTCCTGCACCTGCTATATTTCGTCTCCCACTATTTAAATCATTTACTTCAGTCCAGTTAGATCCGTTCCAAGATTCTGTTTGATTTACTTGTCCATTCGGTGGACCTCCTGGAAACGCAAATCCACCAAAAGCTAAAGCAGACGTGTTTGATGCTCCAGCGCCTGCTAAAACTTGTCTAAATTGATTTAAATCATTTACTTCAGTCCAGTTTGTTCCATTATATGATTCTGTTAGTACAGTTTGAGGTGGCGGTGCACCACCAAAAACTAAACCAGATGTTTGTGTACCAGCTCCTGCAAAATTACCTCTTGCAGTATTTAAAGTTCCACCTGTTGACCATGATCCAGGATTAATTAAAAAACCTTTTACCTTGTTCGTAGAAGTATTATACCAAAGTTGTCCATTAACAGGATTCGATGGATCTGAAGATACTACTTCTATATTTGTTCCGTGTATTTCTTTGTATGTTGCCATAATATTTTAACTTAAGTCTATTGTTGATACTCCACCACTAACACTCCATTCTTCTACCAATGCTACATTATCGGGTGAACCAGGTGCTGGTACACCACCAGAAGCTAGTGCTGATGTATTAGTTGCTCCTGCAGAAGCAGCTCTTAATCTTCCAGTATTCATATCATTTCCTTCTGTCCAATTAGTTCCATTCCATTGTTCTGTTACACCTGCTGGTGCTGCTCCACCATAAGCTAACGCTGATGTTTGAACACCACTACCCATTAAAGCCTCTCTTCCAGTGTTTAAATCATTCACTTCTGTCCAGTTAGATCCATTCCATAATTCTGTTTTAGGTGTTCCTCCTGCACCACCAATAAGTAAAGCTGCTGTTTGAGTTCCTGCTCCAGCAGAAGCATATCTAGGTGTATTTAAATCTGTAATTTCCGTCCAATTCGATCCATTCCAAGATTCTACAATATTGGTGCCAGGTGGTAAAAACCCACCTATAGCTAAACCTGCTGTATTAGTTCCTGCTCCTGGCATAGCTCTTCTTGGAGAATTCAAATCATTAACTTCTGTCCAATTTGATCCATTCCAAGTTTCTGTGTTCCCCATATTTGATCCATTATTTCCACCAAACGCTAATGCAGCTGTATAAGTTCCCATTGATCCTAGTGAAGATCTTGCAGTGTTTAAATTATTTACTTCTGTCCAGTTTGCACCATTCCATACTTCTGTATCTGCAAGGTAAGTCGACGAATATCCTCCAACTACTATGGCAGCTGTAGCTATACCAGCCCCTGCCGTACTTGTTCTTGCTTGATTCAAACTATTAACTGTTGACCAAGCTACTACTGGAGTTCCTAAGTTTACTTTTAAATCTCCAGACGTAGAATTATACCACAAATCTCCAGCGACAGAAGTAGGTGGATCAGAACTTACATTCTGTATTTTAGATCCATGTATGTCTTTGTACGTAGCCATTTAAATTTTTATTCCTCTAATGTTATGTCCGATGGTCTTAGTCTGATAGTTTTTTCTTCATCAGATAAAGCGTCCCATGCAGTTTGTTCTGCAGTGACCACACCGTCAACAATTGCTTGTGCTTCTGTTAACGTTTTAACAGTTCCTAACACTTTATTAATCCAAAGATTTGCATTTTTATTGTGTGCTGGAACTTGCCAAACATTACCAGGATAGCCAGCAAACTTGATTCTAGAAGATTCAGAATGTTCAATGAATCCTTTACCCCAGTTTTCTGCTACACAGTATTGTTTTGTTTTTGCCATAGTTTCCTCCTTATTAAGATGTTGTAATTGTTTTTGTTACTGTTCCTGGTGAATTAAATTCTTCTGTTACATAAGTAGCACCCGGTTCATATCCAGAAATAGCTAAAGCTGATGTTGAAGTTCCAGAACCAGCTAAATAACCTCTTGCTGTGTTAAGTGCAGGTTTAGTTGACCAGTTAGTTCCATTCCACGATTCAGTTTTTGCGCTAACAGCTGGTTTCATAGAACCAAATATTAAAGCCGCTGTTACTGTTCCATTAGATGCCGCTAAACCTGTTCTAGCACCATCACTTAAATCATTTACTTCAGTCCAGTTAGATCCATTCCAAAGTTCAGTTTTTGAACCATGAGGCGTTGGTTCTCCTCCTATAGCTATTAATGAAGTATTGCTTGCTCCCGATGCCGCTAAAAAATATCTTCCTTGATTCATATTGCTTGTTGCTGTCCAATTTGTTCCATTCCAAGATTCACTAGATGATGAACTATATGGAGAACCTCCTACTGCTAACGCTGAAGTTGACGTTCCATCTCCTGCCATTGCTTCTCTCGCATTATTCAAATCATTAACTTCAGTCCAGTTCGTTCCATTCCATAATTCAGTCACAACCACACTTGGTGATGCAAAACCTCCCCCACATAAAGCAGCTGTTGATGTTCCAGCTCTGGCACCGCCACGTCTTCCTGTATTTAAATTATTTACTTCTGTCCAGTTGGTTCCATTATATAATTCTGTTGCGTTTGTGTTGTCAAAACCTCCTCCAAAAGCTACAGAAGCAGTTTGTGTTCCTGTTGCCATTAATTGAATTGCTTTATCTCCTGTTCTAGTCATAGTACCACCAGTAGCCCAAGCACCGGCTGCTACTTCTGTAGAAACTCTAAAACTAACCGCACTAGAATTATACCAAACTTGTCCTGTTACAGGAGCAGGTGGGTCTCCAGCCACATTAGTGACCGCAGTCCCAATGCTTTCTTTATAGGTAGCCATGATTATTTATTCTTTAACAACCAACCTTGAGTTCCATCTGTATAGACCAAAGTATTGGCTGCCCTTTCTACTGACACTGTTAGATCAGCAGTTGCACCGTTGATCTTTTCAGAATTTCTTCCAACTGTCATTGTGTTTGAATCAAATGTTCCTGCGTAATCTACAAAAGCAACTTCGTCACCAATTGTAGGTGAGCTTGGAAGCGTCATAGTAACTACGCCACCTGTTGTATTTATAAAATACCCTTCACCTGCAACTGCAGTGAAGTTAGAAGTTTTTACTGCTTGCCATGAAGTACCACCAGATACTTCTGCAAAAGATAAAGTACCTGATCCGTTTGTTTTTAAGAATGTGTCTGCTGATCCGTCAGCATTTGGAAAAGTTAAACCATCAAGAACAATGTTTCCTGAACCATTTGGTGTGACAACAATATTACCATTAGCTGCATCTGTAATTTGAATTACTCCTGAGTCTGTTCCACTATTTGTATTTAAAATTAAATCAGTTGCTCCACCAGTAGTTACTGTAAGCGTACCTGCTCCATTTGAAGTTAATACAGCTGCTGCTCCAGAGTCTCCAACTTTTACTGTATCAGCAGAAGCTACTACATCACCAGTTCCGTTTGGCGTAAGTGTGATATCTCCATTTGCACCATCAGTAA